CGCAGTATATTAGTGTAAGTGACATACCCCTTCCTGTGTTCTCAGTTGTTGTGGTTGCCATTATCTTAGAGCCGTTGTCGAATTCTATGCTGTTTCTGTTGTATTGTGTGACACCTGCTTTGATCCAACTGGGCAACATCTCATAGGCGTAACGCACCCTGGACATGATGTCTGATGCACCTGCGTATTTGTGTGCCGCGATTAGTATCTGTGAATCTGGTTTGAACATGGCGTACCATATTAAGTATCCAGATGCACAGGTTGTCTTCCCTGTCTGTCTTGGCAACATTGAGACGCTGAACCTGTGTTTGTTGTATGCTTCGATTAATCTTTCTTGATAGGGAAAAGGTTTGAACTTCATCTCTCCTTTTGTCGGATGTTGTATCTTCATAAATTGTTTCATGAAATACAAAGGGCCGTTGGTCTCATCCATACACTTTTCAAGTTGTTCTACTTGCTCTTTGGTGTATTTGTGTTTCTTGTGCGCCTTTTTAATTTGGTCGCTATCTAGTGATACATACGCCATAGTGTAGTATTTAATGTTGTGACTTTGCTTGGAAAAGTATTACTTTGCTTCTTTTTCTTTTGCTTCTTTGTCTTTAGCCGCTTTCTTCATTGGCTCAGTCTTGTTGCCGTCCTTGTCTAAGTCAATGTAGTCAGGCTTAGCCGCTTCTTGATATGCTTTTTTGAAACCTTCGTACTGTGCTCTTAGACTGTTTGCAAGATCCTGTTCTGTGATTTTATCTTCAGCAGTCATAGGATTGTCACCTGGCTCCGCTCTGGAGAAAGAACTTTTCTGTCTATTCAATCCGCCTGAGTGTTTGTTTACTAAACTATCTACGTCTTGAACCTTTTCTTCTGGCTCGTTAGCGAAAGTTTCTTCTTGTTTCTCCATGTCAGGTTGCATGATCATGTTTCTCATCCTGCCCATTTCTTTTGAACCCATAGCGTCATCGTCATGTCCATGATCCATGTCCTGTTTAGGTTCCATGCCCATCATTTTTGCGTCAACTGGTTTCAGTCCTGCCATTTTTAAAATTTGCATCAGCATTCCTGCCTCTTCTGGAGAATCGGTAGTAATATGCATGTCTTCTTTCATAGTTTCTTTGTCTTTCTTCATATCTTTGCCCTCCATTGAATCTGGTCTGTCATCCTCATCATCCTCGGATCCCATAACTGAATTGTAGAAACCTCTTAGGCTCTCGCCATGTTTTTTAAGAAATTCTTCTCTGGACATTTTCTCAGCTTCACCGTGTAGGTAGTCTTTCATTCTGCCTTCGTCAACTTTAGGATTAGTTCTTTCTACATTTTCAACAGCATCTTTAACCACTTCAGGTTTAGTTTCTGCAATTTCCTGTAACTTCTTTAAAACGTCTATCATTTCCATAGCTTATTCCCTTCCAGGACCTGTGTGAATTGGTGATCCTGCTGTTTTGTCGTCCTCATTTGGCATCATGCCTTTTGTTTCGTTGTCTTTGCCTTTTTCAACTTCGTATTTGCTTTCTCTGTCTTTCAATAATTCTTTTAAGAGACTCATGTTTGCTTCTTTTGAATGAAAATCTTCTGGCTTAATTTTACCATGGTCTGAATATTCTATGTCTTGTAATTTTGACTTGTATTCTGATGTTTTAGCAGTCTCCATGTCTGCCTGATACTGCTCTGTAGGTTCTCCTGGTTTTCTCACAACGATGTGTGTAGCCGGTATCCTTAAGACGTCTGAAAGATATTCTTGCATCACTCTTGGTGACTCAGGATAGTTTGTGGTCACATCAAATATTGTAACTTGTTCGTTTTTTAATGAAGGAAAGTCAAGAGGTAAAGTTTGAATTGGTGTGCTTTTTCCTGCTGACATTTTAGCAACATCAAATTTTTGTAATGCTGTCTCTAAAGCATTCTTATCGATGTCTTTAGATGCTCCTGCAACCTTAATTTTATAGTCATATGACTTTGTTGATTCAGTTAGATAGTCCTTAAACGTGCTCATATGCAATATTTAGTCTTTTTTCAGCAGTTTCTTCATTAATTCATTGCGGTCAGATATTACAAATCCATCGCTTTCTTCTATTGGTCCACCGTCTTTGTTTGCCTGATCTATCTTCTGCTTTTTAAGTTGTAATTCAACCATTTTTAACTTCTTATCTATCTTGGAACCTTTTGCATCTATGGCGTTCCGTAGCATGGTACTTGCAACCTCGAATATACGCCCGGAATATCTAGAGTCAACATTCATACCAAGATCCATCAGGTTTTTGTAACTTTCTTCGGCTTCAACAGCCAGTTTATCAAGTTCCAGGTCTGATAGTTCTCCTAGCCCTTTTACTTGTGGCAAGGCCGATGAGATCTTATCAAATTCGGCATAGCTTTTTTGTAAATTAGCCTGTGTTTTTGGGTCTAGATTTTTTGAAGATGTATTGTGTCCGTTAGCTTCTTTAATTTTTTTGTCTTTTTCTTTCTTATCTACTTCTTTGAATGCTTGTTTAACATTTGGTAAATTAAGAATGTCTTCTAATTTCTTTGTCATTGCTGTATTTACTTACGTTTGCCGTTATGAAACAACTGCTCTTCTGATACCACTCGAAATTTAATTTTTCTCTGCCTCGCATAGGCGTTGGCCGCCTCCCATTTAGCCATGTTGATCACAACCTGTTTCTTTTTGGCTAGACTTTTTCCAGCATATTCCATTGTTGTTTGTGATGCAGGTTTCACCTCAACCATTTCGGCATGTTTTTTACCATTCTTGTCTTGATAAATGATGAAAAAGTCAGGCACGTAAACAGTATACTTGCCGGTGAAAGGATGCCTGTATGGAATTTTTATAGATTCGGATGCCCACTGATATACGTTAGGATGTTCATCACACAATCTCATAAATGCGTGTTCCCAACTCGACCTATATGTGGGTGTCTTTGTGCCAACATACTTTTCTTGGTTCTTAGGAGAAAACTTGCCCCTTGCGAATCTCGGAAGCATTAGTCTATGATGTTTCTAGATACTGTCTCTTTTGTTTCTAGTGTTTTTCTTACTCCCAACCTACTAGACTTGTATCTATTGGCATTTAAAATTATAGTGATAAGTTCTGAGAGCAAGGCAGGATTTGCATAACTCAACTGATCAAGTATCTGTTGCGGTTTAATGTCATCTATCTTTGCCTGTGACAGTATTGCATAAGCAGTGGATTCTGCTGACACTCTGCTGAAACCACGCTTTACAAAGAAAGCAATGGTTGAATCATATTCTCCAACATTAAACTGAAACTCTTGTTCGTAGTTTGTTGTTTTAAGTTTTTCAATTGTTTGGTCTAATTGATCTTTGTCTTTTGGTGGGAGATTTGTGTAAAGTTCAGTCATTATAAGTTAGCTTTTTCTGTTGCAACAGACACGTTCAAAGTATCTCGTTCAATTTTGATGTATCCTTCGGTTACAAGATTTCTTATGTCTGTGATTGCTTTATTTCTGTACACTGTTTTCACAGTATCACTGGATCCTTCATACTCTACATCTGATTCAGCAACGGTGAGATTTTTCCTTGAACCTATATCTTTGTAATATATTCCTGCCGCTATTTCATCTCTACTTACTGTGTCATCGGATATAAGTTTGAATGATTCGTCCGCTGTCAAAGATGCTGTAGTGTCAGGCTGTGGATTAACAATCACGTTATTGTTAGCTTGATTATTATTATCAGCAGTGCCTCGAGCTGTGGCAATTATTGCACCTGCCGCCACTGCTGTTCCGACATCAAATCCCGCTACAGGATTTGTGATTGTTCCTGCTTGACGTCCAACTTCTAGTACTCCATCCTTTGCTATTCCTTTTAGTTCTTCTTTGACATCTTTTTTCTTTAGTTTTTTAGCATTATTGTATGTGTTAGAAGCTGTTAAAATTGCCCCAAGTATATTACCAGATTGTACATTTCTGATAACGGAGCCTATACCGTCGACCACTCCTCCTGGTCCGAATAAACTATTGGTGCCACCACCTAACACAGTTAATGGACTAGGCTCACGATCGTAGTGAATAGTCGCAAACCCAGGTATATTATTTCGATTGATGATACCAGATTTATAAATCACAGTCTCGTATAAAATTTGCATGGTATTGTTCATGACACCCGCACCATCTGCCTGATCTAAGTTGTCATGAGAGAACGATCCTATCACGGGATTGATTAATGTCATTGACGTGAATCTTTGTTTGTGTAGAACAAAAATTTCCACACCTTTCAAATAAGGTTTACGCCTTTGCTTTGGAGTGTCTAGACCAAACTTTGTTGTAGCTCTTGCAGAGCCAAAATCATAGTAATCATCTTTTGTGTTTGATATTGTTAAATCATTGTTCATGTTAATAGAATCTGCTATGTTGTATTCATAGTATTTTTTCCAAAATGCATTGACTGTGTCGGCATGATCATCATGGAAAGTAATGTTTACCGGCTCATAGGCTATCCTTGTTGCTGTGTACATCTTTTTGTTGTACTGCACTTTTTCTTCTAAACTTAGATCATACTTTGGCAGGTCACATGCCCTAACTAACATATTCAATTCAAGACGTTCATTTGGACTAAAAGCATCTGTAAACAATGTCTCGTCTGTGTTAAAAACTACATGAAACAGAAACTTCTGTTTTGGCATCAATTTGAAGTTGTCGTCTAGGTACAACCTTGATGCGTGTTGGTAATCTTTCATTCCGGGTAACCCGTCTTGGAAACCTTGTAGGAAATTGTTTATTGTCGGCATAGTAGTGTTATTTATAGTCACAAAAAAAGCGCCTTTAAAGACGCTTTTCCTGTATTATAAATGCTAAAACTTATTCTTATTACTGTCCACCACCAGTACTTAGAGTACCAATAGTTCTTGCTACCGCTGTACCAATTCCTGTTCCTTGTGGAGTTTGTACCGCGTTGTCGTATCTTACTGACATCGTGATGGTTGCTGGCTCTGAAACATTGTACGCTAACGTGTTATAGTTTACGTTCTCAATGTATGCACCGTATAGTTCGAATGTTTCTAAAACATTTGGTGCACTTGCTCCGTTACCACCATCAAGCATTTCAATTCTAGTTGTAAATTTGTAATCAATACCTGATGCCGCACTTGACTGTTCGAAGAAGTCGAACTGTTTCTGTATCTGTTCACCAACCAACTTGGACACAGAGTTGTTTACGTCATCTCTGAGTGTAATTGTAATTGGTTCCCAAGTGTGTTTACCTGCAACATATACTCTTGAGTTGTAAACATCTAGTGTTACTTGATCAAAAGTCAAGTTAGGTCTTGTGATGTCCATTATTTGTTTTGTTAGTTCTGATCTTGGTGTTGATACTCCAAAATTTTCCAGTATCGCTCTAAAACGATATTGTAGTTTTGGCATCAACAAGCCTTGTGATGCTGAACTTTGATCGTTTGCTAAAGGTACTGTAAATTTTGATAAAGTTGATATTGCCATCTGTTTCTCCTATTTATTCAAAATTAGTTCCCTAACTTTGCAATTTCTCCTGTGTTTTTGATTCTTAAAGGTATGTAGATAAATTCAACCGATTTTACTGGTTCAATTGCTATGTCCACATACAATTCGTTCCTGTCGATCCTTGTAGGTGTGTTGTTTGTTTCATCACAAACTACTAGGAAGTCAAACAATGCCCTTTGTCCAACAAGTTCTAACAAGAATGATTCAACTGCGCCTTTGATCTCGTTTCGAGTAAGTTCATCATTTGGTTCAAAGATAAACGGCTTAGCAATTGAATCTAGTTGTGATCTTAAGAACACTGCTAGTCTTGAAACATTTATTCTATCAAGTGCCGAACTCGCTGATGTTTTCGTTAAGTTACCAAAGTTTACAATTCCTGCTCCTGAAAAGAATGTTATTGGGTTGATCTTCACTTCGTGCATTGAATCTCTCACTGACTCCGTTACAGATATTGTTTCGAACTCTCCTGTACTTGCTTTAATGAATCCAACTGATGTAGCATTATCAACAACTCCTCGTCTAGTTCCTGATGGTGCGAACCATGGGAAAGCTATGTTGTCGTTATTTGCTAACACCCTTAGCATCATGTGTGATGGTGGAACAACGATGTCCTTACCACCATTGTCTGTTGTGAATCCTGATGGATAAAACACTCCTAGATGATCACTTGAACTTACTAGACCATCTTCACCGTTGTCTGTTGCACCAGCTGTGTTATTCGCATAGTTTGTTATTTCTGTAGCTGTGCCGCCTAATCTGAAAGGTGTGTCACCAACAATAAATGCTGTGTTGTTTCTGTCAGTGTTTAGGTTAATCATGTTCTGTATTAACTCTGGATAGCCAGGCGTAGCAATTACGTTAAAACCTCTTTGGTCTTCTCTAATCGCTTGGTTTGTGTCAATCTCAGATTTAAGTTGTTGTACAATTACTTTTCTCTGTGCTTTTCTACCAAATGATCCAGAACCGTCTGCATTGTTGCTTGACTTAGTTACCCATCTGTCTGGGAAGTATCCACCAACTGCTTCGTTACTTGCTCTGATGTTTCCTAAACCACTTGATCCGCTTCCTGGATATTTCGTAGTTGTGATGTAATCGTTTTTGTATTCCTTGACATTGTAACCGCTTCTCCTTGTGTTCCAAAGCAATATACCCTGTGGGAACAAAGTAGGATCTGGAGCATCCGGATCTAGGAATCCGTCTGTCAACAAGTCCTTGATTGTGCTGAATGGACCGGCAGTGTTTGCATCAGTCGTGTCAGCCTTTTCTGCAGTTGTCTGCAGTCTAGCATCAGCAAAAACAATACCGTCTTCTGTAGTCTGGTCTGTTTTATCAATTAGTTCAAACGCCGCACCTGTTGTAGTTACTGCAACTTGGTTAGACGTGTTAGTTGAACTTAGTGTTGCCGCTGTGTTGTATCTATATAGTTTTGGATAGTTTTCAAGATCACTTGTATCAATCCATAAGTCATTGTTTACCAATGGCGTTCCGTCTGACTGTGTAGTCGGTGCAGTAGCACTGAACTGTGGTCCATTTGGATCCGTGTCTGAGTACGCTGTTTTGTAACCAACGAAAGTTGTTCCGTTGTGCGCCATGATGTCTGCTTCGTCTATCACAGTGCTGTACCATAGTGTGCCGTCTGCTGGCTCACTTGTTGGTTCACTTAATGATGCAGTGTAACTCAATCTTTTGAAGTTACTTGCCACCATAGCATTATTGGCTGAAGAGTCTAATGATTCTCCTGTTGGAGCATCATAAAGGTTGTCTATCAATGTCGTGCTGTTGGCTGTGAATGAACCATAGCTGTGTGCAGTTGTTGTGCTAAATCCTGCATCAGCTAATGGAGTACCTGAAGTGTCCACCATCCTGAACTCACCGCCCAGTTTGTGTTTAATGCTTATTGCACCTTTGAAATCACCTGAAGTGATTACAGATGCTTCTAAGTTTGTGAAGTTTGCTGTTGAGAATGCAGTGACAAAGTCGTCTGCGTCACCCAATGTAGAACCATCACCTGAGATCATCGTTACTGTTTTAGCAGTGTCTAATGCTTCTTGGTTTTTCAATGATTCCTGTACAGAGAATGTTTCTCCTGCTGTGAAGCTTGGGAATGTAGTCTTGGAGTTGATAATTGTTTCTCCACCTTCATACCTAAAGATCTGGAAGTCACCTACATTGTTTGTAGTGTCTGCTCCACCTAGGTCATTGGCTGTCATACTCTCTTCAGTCACGTTGAACTGAACATATAAGTCACCTGCAGATAAACCAGTTCCACCGTTAGCTGGATCTAGATTAAAGATAGCCTGGTGGTTGTTTGCAAAAAGTGGTGAACTTATTGTTGAAAATGATCCTGCTGATGCACTGTAAAGTTTAGATATGATGTTTGCACCTGAGTTTGCACTTGTAGTCTTGAACCAAACAGAGCCACTAGGTCTGTTCTCGTCTGCTGTTTTCCAAGTTGGTCTGTCAGTGTGTTTCGCTTGTAAGAACTTAGGTCCATTTTTAACGCCTGTTGTTATTCCAAGTTCGCCTAATAATCCTGTGCCTTCATTGAATCTAATTGTTCCTGCACCGCCTGTGGAGTCACCTGCAAATTGACCATTGTGGAAAATTTCTAGGTTCCCTGTCACAGAGTTGACACTCGCCGTAACGTTGGTTACGTTAGAGCCAATTGCCGTTGCAACGTTAGACAATGCTGTTCCAGATACAGTGATTGTTACGTCATTTAGCACCATCGTTTTACCGTCTGTCACAGTTGTGCCTGAAGCTACAGTGACGATTGGCAACGCGGCGTGCCATGCACTTGAACCAACATGGTTCCATGTGTTACTTGCGTTTTTCTTGTAAATCTTGTTTGTTACATGTGTTGTATTGATAGCATAACTTCCTATGTTCCCAACGTTTTGTTTTGGAACACCTGTTGACACGTTACCTACCAGGTCAGTAACTGAAGTGATCAATATTGGAGTTATTGCTGTGAATTTCTGATCAGTCTGTGACCACTCAAATAAGCCATAAGAGCTTGATGCAAGGTCAAACCAATATGTACCATCTGTGGGTCTAGCCGTTGGAGCGTTTGCACTTCCAACTAATTCTGCTGTGTTCACGTTTGCTCTAAGCACGAATGCTCTGTTGGCTATTCCTAAAAAGCTGTATGCCGCTTGTAAGCCATATTCGTTTAATTCACTACCGTGTAATGGATTGCCTGATGCGTCTGTGAAGAACTTCGGATCTCCGAAAGTTTCTGTTAATTCTCTTTGTGATGAAATTAAAAAAGCAGTGTTGGCATTGGCAGTTTGTGTGCCTGCCGCAGTGCCGTCGCCTGCTCCGTTTTGTTTATCTTGTGCTGATGCCACTATGAATAGTGGTGTAGTCCCAGCATCTGATGGTACGTAGAAACTTTCATTTATTACTGAAACTTCTACTCCTGGTGATGTCAAATTTGCCATTTTTCGTATTCTCCTTGCAAGTTGTACGTATACTAGAGTTATTTATTAGATCATACGGTTTTGCTGACATAATTTACCATTTTCTAGGTGCCTATATAGGGAACGTAAATACTGTCATGCAGTATAAAAATAGACCACTTTGCAAAATGTGTAAGGCTAAACCTAGGGCCTACGCATATAAGCGGTATAATAAGGTTTATTGGCGAAGTCTTTGTGACACTTGCATACGAAAAAAATCGGGTAACAAAGTTGGAGGCGTTACGGCTTTGCAAAGATCCGGCTATAGGAAAAAGAAAAAATGTGAACTATGTGGATTCAAAGCCACAGATCAAGCTCAACTTGATGTGTTTTTTGTGGATGGTGATATGAGAAATACTGTTGCTACTAACCTAAAAACTATTTGCGCCAATTGCCAAAGGTTGCAAGGGGTCAGACGTCTTGGCTGGAGAATGGGTGATCTTGTTGCTGACGATTAGGTCGTCTATTTTAGCGTAAAGACTTTCTAAACTACCGTTGTTCTCAATTACAAAGTCAAATTCTTCTTTTGCCCATGCATATTCTGATGAGTGTATGCCGGTTGGTTCGATGTTGCCTTCTACGTAGTTTACAAACCATTCCGGGTCATCACCTCTTTTGACACGTATGATTGTTCCACCTTGGGCTCTTATTTGTTTCACTTCATTGGGGAATCTGGTATCAGCAATCACTGTGTTCTGTCCTTTGTATCTACCCATACAACTATCAACCCATATTGCATCATACATTTGCCCTCTCATAACCTCTGTGCCAAAGTATTGTAATACCCATCTAGGTGTCACAGGCTTACCAAACTTTTCGCTCCAAAATTTATCTGGTTGTTCACGCCAGTGTCTGCTTGATTCTGTGTCACCTTCAAGCATTTCTCTGTCCCAATTGAACATAGATGACACGGCATCTTTTAGACTTTTTGCAAAACTGTCTTTTTGGTAACCGTGTTTTTCCACCAGCCTGTCAGATACAGTGTCTTTGCCGGACCCTATAAGTCCTACTATTCCTATCAACATACTTGATTATACTATTTTTTCAAACGTTTTTCAATGACTAATTTTGCTTCTTTTACCGCACCCAGTATAGTTTTTCTTATGTCTAGTTTTTTATTTTTCAAAGCGTTTATCGACATGTTTTCAAGATCAGTGACAATGTCTTCCAACTCATCGATATCACAGTCTTTATATTTTTTATACCTTGACTTTGTCATGACACTTTTATTTAAAAAGATTTATGGTGGTATTAACCAATAACAAAACTGTGCGGTGTGCCGCCTTCTGAGTAGTTGCCTATTTCAGCCTCAAGTCGTTCCATCTCTGCCATACCCTGTTGTTTTAGCTCTGAACCATTTAAAGATGTGCCACCCTGTGGACTTGCGATTGTGTTAAATTTACCCCTGGCTTCGCCAATCATTACCTTAGACACTGCGAGTGTGTAGTCTCTGATCCATGGTTTTGAATATATGTCTTTGAATAAAGTGATGTCTGGTCGAAAATTGTCAGTGTGCATAAGAACTGTTTCATTATCAGCTCTTGGCTTTTGTGTAATCGTTAATTTTTTCGTTGCAACATCAAAATGGAACTGGATAAAACTGCCAAATAATTTTCCTACTAGTTCTTGGTATGAAGCGAAAGCATAGTAAGTTGCCAAGCCACCAGTAGCACCTGCCCTAAGTAAATAAGTGTTGGTGTATGCTAGATTGAATGGTTCAAACAATGTACCACCTTCTCCACCTTCTGTTCGGGATCCAACAGTTCTTCTGTTTAGATTTCTAACATTAATAATTTCATCTGGCAAGATGTATGTGTTTTGGTCTTTCTTCAACTCTAAGAATGCATATGATTCCTCAACTGCATTTGAGGATCTCTGTCTAAATTTGTTTATTGCACGTTCTAGTGCCGTTTGATAGTGTTTTGGGTCTAATTCAACATCTATCATACCATCACCTAGATTATTTTTAACGTAATCAAATATCTCTTGTTGGCCTGTTTGTAGTTCTGACATACTCATATTTATAGCCTTTGGCTAGGCAATAAATATGTGTGATATGCCAAGATTATCCATTTTTAAGCCTGAAAAAGGTAATGACTACAAGTTCTTTGATAGGAACATAAAAGAGATGTTTACGGTCGGAGGAACGGACCTACATCTTCACAAATATCTTGGACCATATGATCAGGGAGATGAACAAAAGGACGGAGCGGCTTCTCCTAGCCAACCGAACTACGCAGGAAGCGAAGTAAACGAAACAACCATACAAGATTTATTATTTTTAGAAAACAGAGACAGGAGATATTCACCTGATGTCTACACTGTACGGGGAATCTACAATGTGCAGGACGTAGACTTTAATCTTTCGCAGTTTGGAATGTTTTTGCAAAATGATACTTTATTTTTAACAGTGCATCTAAACGACATAGTTGAAAGAATTGGAAGAAAGCCTATATCTGGTGATGTATTGGAATTTCCGCACATGAAAGATGATTTCTCACTAGATGAAAGCATTCCGATTGCACTAAAAAGATATTATGTTATAGAGGACGTCAACAGGGCCGCAGAAGGATTTTCGGCAACATGGTGGCCTCATCTTCTAAGGCTTAAACTTAAAACTTTAGTTGACTCGCAGGAGTTCAGAGATATCCTAGGTGATGCTACCACTACAGGAAGTGTGGCAAGTTACATGAGCACATTCAATAGGGAAAAAACTATCAACGATCAGGTTGTAGCACAGGCCGAAGCAGACGCCCCTAAATCAGGATTCAACTACAAACAATACTATGTAGCACCAATAGATGAAAGAGGTAACATTAGAACAGAAAATGTAAACACCGAAGAACAAAGGGCCAGCAGTGATAGAACAGTGAACGCAGTAATAGATACACCTGCAAGTTCACACTATGGTTTCTATCTAGATGGAGATGGCGTGGCTCCTAATGGTAATCCTGCAGGTTTTGGAATATCCTTTCCTGTCTCTGGTGTTGACAAAGGTGATTATTTCTTAAGGACTGACTTCTTGCCTAACAGGTTATTTAGATATGACGGAAACAGGTGGGTCAAGATCGAAGACTCCGTAAGGATTAATATGACTAACAATGATACACGTGCTACCTATAAGACAGCTTTTGTAAATAACACAACAGAGTCTACGATTAACGGGTTGACAGTGAAACAAAGACAGGCACTTTCAAATGCTCTTAAACCAAAGGCTGACAATTAATGTTACATTTTTACGAAGGACAGGTTAGAAAATTTTTAACTCAATTCATTAGAATATTGAGTAATTTTTCTGTGGAAACAGGAAAAGCAAAAGACGGTCAAGTAAATTTAAGACAAGTGCCAGTCATTTACGGAGATATGACAAGGCAAGTAGCAAACATAATCAAAAATAATTCAGAAAACTTTTTACAATCGGCACCAAGAATTGCGGCATATGTTTCTGGTTTGGAATACGACAGAGAAAGAATGCAAAATCCATATCATATAGAAAAACAACATCTTAAAGAAAGGCATTTCGACGATACTACAAAACAGTACACAAACAAATTGGGTGCGGGTTATACTATTGAGAAAGTTATGCCTTCTCCTTTTAGACTTGAGGTAACAGCTGATATCTATAGTAGTAATACCGATCAAAAATTACAAATTATGGAACAAATATTATATTTGTTCAATCCGGATTTTGAGATACAAAAATCAGACAATTATATTGACTGGACTAGTTTGAGTTATGTTGAGATTACAGGAATAACATTTAGTTCGCGATCTATTCCTGTTGGAGCAGACACAGAGATAGATGTCGCAACCATGACCTTTAGTATGCCAATCTGGTTATCA